TGCAACTGCGTCACATCCACGTCCTGGACGCCCGAGAACGAACGCAGCAACTGCACGCTCGTCAACGACCCGGCCCAGTACTCGGGGGTGCGCGGCGGGAACTCCCGCAACCAGAAGTGCCGCACCAGCAGCGTCGAACCCAGCGACTGCGCCCGCGAGAACCCCAACTGCGACGTCGGATCCAACGGCACATACGCGTCGAGGGCATCCTCGATGTCCAAGGCGTCCGCGCGCTGCGTCTCAACCATGTCGGTGAACGGCGCCAGCCTGCGGTCGGCGTAGTCCTCCAGCATGCGGGTCGCTTCCATCAGCAGGTCCATCAGCGCATCGGTGGAGTAGTCCCGCACCAGGTCCGCCAAGGGCCCTTCCGAGAACTGGGCGGGCGTGGCCAGCGGCGCTACGGTGTCGGCCACGACCGCCCCCTACTCTGCGACGGGCGTCTTGCGCGGACGTCCGACGCGCCTGGCCGGCGCCGGAGTGTCGGACTGCTCGCCGTTGTCGCTGTTGTCGTCATCGGCCGGGTCTGGCTCGGGCTCCGGAGCGACCTCGGGCGGTGCGATCTCGGAGAAGCCCGCGTCGCGGATACCGAGGAGCTGCAGACCGAGATCGTAGGGGACCTCGACCGCATCCTCGGCGGTCGTCCAGCTATAGCCGCCCGGCGCCGACCCGGGCGCACGGCTCTTGCGCAGCCACATGGACTGTCGCCTCCTTCAAGGAGTTGCAGGGGATGAGCTGGCCCCGGCCGAGGACTGGTCGGCCGGGGCCTGGCGCGGGATCAGACAGCACTGACCAGGCGCGAGTACCGCCCGGCATATTTCGGCGCGCGCAACGCAGCCACGGTGTCGGTGACCACGGCGAACGGGAGGACGTCCGGGCTGGTCGTGGTCGGTGCCAGCGGGATGACCTGCATGTCGCGGGTGTACGGGCGCAGGAAGAAGTTGGGGTCCTTCGGCACGAGGTAGATGTCCTCGTGGCCCGCGCCGCGCGCCTTCGCCCCACTGTTGCCGCCCTGGTACAGGGTCGGGCCGGTGTTGCCGGAGCTGTTGGTCTGCAGGTTGGTGCCGGTGTCGATGATGCTGGTCACGGCAGTGCCGGTGGTGTCGAACGCGTCGACGACGCCGACGAGGGACTCGGTGCCGGTGGTGGTGGACCGGTAGACCTTGTACAGGATCGGGGAGGCGCCGTCCGGCATGTTGGTCGGGGTGGAGAAGCTCAACGTCACCGTGGACGTGGAGCCAGTGGTGGTCTGGGAGACCTCGGTGGAGCACTGGATCTCGCCGAAGCGGGCGATCACCGCACTGACCTGGTAGTAGTACGTGGTCGCCGCGAGGGTGCCGCCGGTGGTGGCGGTCGCGGTGGAGACCGCGCCCATCTGGTTGGAGCGGGGCGCGAGGAACGAGGACTCGACCAGCGGGACGCCGCGGTAGGTCGGGACGATCAGACCGGCGGCGACCTCGATCTCGCCCATGAACCGCTGCTGCGTGCTGAGCAGCTGCGAGATGGATCCGAGGATCGCGGGCGACATGATGAACATGTAGCTGCCGCCGTTGACGGGCAGACCCGCGTTGCTGGAGACCTGTGCCATCAGCGAGTCGAGGATCTTGGTGCTGAAGGTCGCGCCCGCGCCGTCGGTCGCGTTGGTGTAGGCGTTGGAGCCGGTCCCGTTGGTGAAGTTCGAGACCAGGTAGTCCAGGCCGGAGCAGATCGGGTACAGGCCGTTGGCGGTCGCCGGGTCGTTGCCCCAGATGAAGGAGTTCTCGACGGACCACAGCATCGACTGGACGGTGCCGTCGATTTCCAGCTGCCGCAGGTCACCAACGAGGTCGCGGGTGACGGTCTGCGCGAAGCCCGTCACAGCGCCGACGGCCTGGAACAGCTTGATGTTGAAGACGGCCTGCTCGTAGGTCGAGTTGCCGAGCGGGCGGGCGCCGCCGTCGACGACGCCACCGGCGTCCGGGCGCTGGGTGCGCCGGTTGAAGAAGTACTGCGTGGAGCCCCACTGGCGGGCCGGGATCGCCGCGAGGAGCGGCGCGAACCGGCGCTGGTACTCAAGGAGCAGCGGGTCGATCTGCTTTTGCACGAGGCCCGGGACGGAAGTTGCAGCCGTCAGGGCTTCCTCAAGTTCGGTCGGCATGAGTGCCTCGTCTTTCGTGGGCATGCGAAAGCCCCGCCGGGGTGTCCGGGCGGGGCTTCGGAAGTGATGGAGAGCCGGAAGCGATATGCTTCTGACATGAGTTCTGATGCGTGCCTGAACGGCTGCTACCGCGCCTTATACGCCCGAGGTCTCTGCAATCCCTGTTATCAGCGCTGGCGTCGCAGGTATGCGGGTGAGGCCCTCAGTGGGCTGCCCGAAGAGCAGCGGTTCTGGGCGAAGGTAGAGAAGACGGACGACTGCTGGATCTGGGGCGGGGGCGTCAACGCGCACGGCTATGGCGGATTCGGAAGACCATCGAAGGTCGCGCACCGTGTTGCCTACGAGTTGGCCGTCGGGCTGATTCCTGAAGGTCTCGAACTCGACCACCTGTGCCACGGCAGAGACCGGTCGTGCCCTGGCGGCGACTTGTGCCCACATCGCAGATGTGTCCGACCAGACCACCTGGAGCCGGTGACCACGAAGATCAATGCTCACCGGTCTGGCAGTGTGTCTGGGCTGAACGCCGCCAAGGACGTCTGCATCCGCGACCACGAATTCGACGAGGTCAACACCTACGTCAACAAGGCAGGGCATCGTGTTTGTCGCGCATGCGCACGCGAGAAGACCCGCAAGCGCCGGGCTGCACGAGCTGCGGCGGACTGACTGTCAGACGCCGATCTTCCCGAAGTCGCCGAGAAGGTGGTCGGCGCGGTCGTCCCACATCTCGGCGCCGGTCTTGGGCTTGGCGTCGGGGCTGTCGGTCTCGGTGGTGCGGTGCCCGGCGCGCGGCGGCAGACCGTAGGCCTTGAGGAGCTGCGGAATGGCGTCCTTCATCGCCGCATTGATGGCCTCGTCGACCTGCGCCTTGGTGTAGGTCTCCTCGGTCGGGGCCGGTGCGGTGACCGGAGCCGCGGCCTCCTGCGCCACGACAGCGGGGGCGACCGGCGCGACAGGGGTGGCCGGCGCTGCGACCGGTGCAGCCTCGGCGACCGGTGCGGCCGGTGCGACGTGCTGCAGGAGCTGCGCGAACTGCTCCTGAGTGAGGCCGACCATCAGCGGCGCGACGGACTGGGCGGTGGTGGGTGCCGGGGTGGCGGGAGCCGCCGTCTCGGCGGCCGGGGTGACGACGTCGGTCACGGCGGACTCCTTCACTGTGGGGACGGGTTCGACAACCGGGTCCGGCGTCGAAAGCTGGGGGGCGACTGCGGGTGCGGTCTCGTCCGCGGACGCCTGCGTCGAGTTGCAGGTGCCGCAGTCGTTGCACGGGCACGGGCAGCCGGGGCCGCCTGCCATCTGGTGCGGGACGGAGCAGCCGCAGCCGCACGGGCAGCCGGAGCCGGGCTGGGGTTCGTCAGCCATGTCGGGGTCCTCCTCGTCTTCGGGTTCGTCGGCGTCGCCGAGGCCCCGGTCGATGTCTTCGGCCGGTGCGCCTTCGACGTCGATGTCGTCGTCGAGGTCCGGGTCCAGGGCGGTTAGTGCGTCGCAGGCGCCGGCCATGGCGGCGGCGCCGACCGCCTGGAGGTCGTGGGCGTCGATGAGGCGCGAGGTGACGCTGACGGTCGTCGGCCCGTTCGTCAGCGAGATGTAGATGTCGCCGCCGGACTGGTCCATGGCCCAGCATTCGGCGAGGGATTCGGAGACTGGAGCGACGGTTTCGATGAGCCAGTTCTCGGCAGACACCATCACGCCGAAGCCCTGGAGGGCCTTTCGAATCTTGGCCTTGATGTTCTTGAGCTGCTTCGACGTGTACAGGCGCGCATTGTCGGCCTGGTGGATGTAGCTCCACGCCGCCTTGGCCTTGATCTTCGTCGAGAGGTCGTACCGCTTCTGCTTGTCCTTCTGGTAGCCCGGGTCGGCGAACGGCCCGCTGGACTGCGGTGCGGCCTCGGGGACCGGCGTGGCCGCCTCTTCGGTGATGACGGTGGCCACGGGGACCTCCCAGGTTTCGGCGATAGGGGTACGCCCGGCGGTGGCCGGCGCGGATTCGGTCGGCGGCGATCCGCCGGGGGAGTCGATGAGCGCCTGGACGACTCCGGGCGTTGCCGTCATGTCGACGGCGTCGACTTCCAAGTCGTCGGCGGTGGTGGCCATCTGGCCGTTGACTTCGACGCTCTTGGTCTCGCCGAGGAAGTAGCCGTGGATGCTGACGCTCTTGAGGCCGGGCGGCCCGCCGTCGGCTGGCTGCACGAGCGCCGCGATGTCCCGGGCTGGCGCGGTGTCGTACCAGCGGGCTTCGAAGCGGGCGGAGCCATCGGGTGCTTGCTGGACTCTGACGACCCGACCCACGATGAGCTGGGAATTATCACCGGCGCTGTGATGTGTACGCATCACAATCGGTAGGGCGTCGGGATCTGCGATGCGCTCCTGCATCCGAGCGACGGCCTTACCGATCAGCTCCTTGGTGTACAGACACCGGTTGAGGCTGACGCCTGGGTACAGGAATGTGCCGGTGAATGGCTTGAGCGCAGCGGCGGCCATCAGCTACCTCCTCGGCGGGTCCGGGCGGCGCGCGCCGTGGCTGCAGGGGGAGGTGCGGGCTTCTTGCGGGCCCGGTCGGCGGCGAACAGCCGCAGGATCGCCTCGCGGACACGCGAATCCTCGTCGATGGCGGTGATCAGCCAGTCGCGGAACTCGACCTCAGCGGTGGCTTCGTCGTGGTGCCGTCCCGGCGCCCTGGCCGGTCGCATGTACACGGTCACCTGCCGTACAGGCTGAGCGTCACACCAGTGAACGCGGGGGTGGTGCCGCCGAGCGTCCACGTGACCTGGCACAGCATCGGCAGGACCAGGTTCGAGGTGTGCAGGCCGCAGGACCCGGACTGATGGCCAGCTGCCGTGAGCGCGGTCAGTGCCAGGGCGGCAGGGTAGACGTTGGCGTCCTGGTCGAGGAGGTCGACCTGGACGGTGAGTGTCGGGGTCGTGCCGCTGGGGGCGTTCGCGACGAAGGCGGCGAGCCACAGGTCGGTGACGTCGTGGATGTCCAGAACCACGGAGGAGGTGCTGGACGCCCCAATGAGGGAGGCGCCGTCCAGGGACCAGACCTTGCGGCCGTACGGATAGATCGCCACAGCTACTCCTCGCCTTCGTCGGGGATCGCGGTTGACGGCGGGGGAGCGCCGGGGACATCGGCATCCGCCGGCGAAAGCACACAGCGACAGTTCGGGTGAAGCGGCGGCACGGGCGCGTCGGCGATGGCGTACGGGCTGCCGCTCTCGGCGTCCTGGCAGGCCGCGCAGACGTTGTTGCCGCCGGCGGTCCAGTAGTTGAGCATGGTGACGCCGCCGTCAGTGAATGTGCCGACCGCGCCGCTGCTCCATGCCTGGCCCATGGCCATGTCGAGGGGGGCGGTGACCGGGGTGGCGCCGTCGCCGGTGAGTGCGGCGCGGACGGCGGCGAGGAGCGCTGCGAGGGTCAGCTTCGCGGCGAAGCCCTTGGCGAGGAGTCGCGCGAGTGTCGAAGCCGCGCCGGACATGATTTTCGCTGCGACGGGTGGTGCCTGCCCCCAGGTCGTGAGGTCGCTGATGTCGTCGCGGGCTGAGTCGTAGGCGGCGGCCATGTCGTGCTTGCTGCCGCTGATGGCACGCCCTGCCGCTGCACCTTCAGCCTGGGCATCACCCAGCGCAGTGGTGATGCTGTCGAGGAACTTCTGGTAGGCGGGGTCGGCCATGTTGGCGCCAATGAATGCTTGGCGTGCGATGGCGAGGGCCTGCATCCTGATGGCCTGCGGCGACTGGTCGGGCAGATTGGGTGCTTGGGCGTGGAAGCTTCCGACGAGTTCGTCGAGGGAGATGAGTTGCAGGCACTTGGCCCAGGCGGCGAGGACTGCGGCCTGGTGCTGCTTCTCGCGCTTCTCGCGGCGCTGGTAGATCAGCGCCCAGGTCCCTTCAAGCTGCCCGATCTTGATGGTGGCTTCGAGGACGGCCGGGGCATCGGGATGCCCGCACGCCCATTCGACTGCGGCGATCGAGGCTGCGCGGACCTCGTCGGTCATCGGGGCGTCGCGGACGCTGGCCCAGCCCGTGGCGAATGCGGTCCGGGCGTCCTCGCGCAGACTGCTGGCGGTCTCACTGGCGAGGGTGTAGCCGGTGCGGTCGCCTGCGTGGACGGCGTTGACCGTGGTGAACAGGACGGGCGTGCACGGGATGCGGTCGATGGGCGACTCGGCGTCCGGGTCGATGAATGCGATCGAGATGTGCGCGGTGTGGCCGTGCTCGCGCGGGACGTCTATGCCGTGCGCGGCGAGTACATCAAGGGTGTCGCGGCGCAGGTCCTCGATTCCGGGCCCGTCGACGAGGGCAACGATGACATCCAGTTCGCCGCCGGTGAACCGGGCATGGCCGGAGATGCTTGCCTGGATCGGTGGCCGGTCGGCGAGGCTCGCCGCGACCTTGCGCAGCGTGTCCCGGTCGACGCCGACCGCCGGGCCCGTGTAGGCAATCGTGCAATGCATGGACTCGGGCAAGATGCCGCCAGGGACGGCAAGCTGCTCGGCGAGGTCAAGCGGCGGATACAGGGCGATCATGCTGCCGTTCACCCATCGCCCCCCGCCGTGCGTTGAGCGAGACCTGCGGAGTTGAAGTCGCCATCTGCCCCGCAGGTGGCCCTAGCTGATCGCTGCCCAGATCGTCGCGGCGAGGTTGCCCGACGCCGAGCCCAGCGTCACCGACTGCGGCATCGCCGTCTGCGACGTACCCGAGGACAGGAACCGGCCCGTCGCCGTGGCCAGGCCGGCGTTGCCGATCGAGACGCCGCCGGGCTTGAGCGCCGACCCTGAGGCCAGGGTGATCGCGGTGCCGCCGTTGCACAGCACCCCAACGTAGTAGGCACCCGGGGCGGCGCTCACTACGGGGCTCGCCCAGGCAGCGGTGATCAGGCCAGCGCTGGCGAAGGCCGTGCTCTGGTCAGCCGAGATCGCGATCTGCGTGCCGGTCGAGTTGAACAGCGCCAGGTAGTTCTCGGACGCGGTCAGTGTGCCACCTGCCGTAGATACCTCGACGAGTCCGTTGGTGAGGGTCTGCTGCTGCGTCACGATGACCTTCGAGAGGTACACGACCCCCGCGGTGGTCAGGAACGTCGATGCCGCTGCGGCCGGGTCGAAGGACCAGGCGATCAGACCGGAGTCCGCGGCCGTCGGGTCCGGGTTCTTCAGCGAGGTGACATTGCCGGAGGTGTCCATGAACACGGCGACGCCGTACTGGGAGTAGACGACAGCACCACCGGACGGGGTCGCGGGGGCAGTGGTCTGATTGGTCAGGTTCGCGCCCCGGTTGACGGTCAGGTGGTCAACGGTGATGTCGGTGTTGACGCGTCCGGTGACGACGGGTTCCTGCTCGCCTGCCTGGGCCATGATGCTCCGCTCGTGGGATTTGCCGGGTGGCCGGTCGTGAAGGGCGCCGCCGTCCATCGGCGCGCGCGGATATCGAACCGTGCGTCACCGTTGCGTAACGTGCTGACGGTGGATCATGTGGCGCTGCGAAGCTGGCCGCCCACCGAACCCCAGGGGGACACCATGGGACTGTTCAAGAGCAGCAAGCCGACGCCGGTCGACGGGGCGCCGGTGCCGATCGCCGAGTACAAGGTCAGCTACCGGGGCGGCCTCGCCGCGCTACCGAAGGCGAAGGTCGGCGAGATTATCCTGCGGACCTGGGACGACCGCTTCGGCCTCAGCCCCACCATCGGCAGCAAGAAGTTCTGGCCGCCGCTCAGGATCCCCTACGCCGCGATCAGCGACGTGCAGATCGTCCGCCGGCAGGTCACCGGCGCCGAGGCACTCCTGTCGGCGGGCTCCCGCAACGGGACACGCGGCCTGGAACAGAACAACAACATCCACATCCACTACACCGACGACACCGGTGCCGCGATCGTGCTCCGCCTGGAGATGCTCACCGGCTTCAACATCACCACCCAGGCCAAGCGTGCCGCCGAGTTCAACGACCTGCTACAAGCCCGCGGCATCCGGGCGCGGTTCCAGCAGCCAGTTGCTCAGCCTGGTGTCGGCTCTGTCGCGGATGAGCTCGGAAAGCTGCAGCAGCTGGCCGCGTCGGGCGTACTGTCGCCCGAGGAGTTCGCTGCGGCGAAGGCCCGGCTGCTCGGCCTGTAGGGGCCCGGTCAGCCGATCTCCTTCTGGATCAGGGGAAGCACGTCCTGCGCCCTGGTGGGATGTCCGGTAGGCATGGTCACCTCCCTGCTCCTACGAGTTCGCGGGCAGGCGGGAGTTCGGCGAGGGCCTGGGTGCGGCGCGCCCGGTAGGTGCGCCGCCATTCCTCGTCGAGGCTCTCGCGGGGCCCCGTGCCTTGCGGCAGGTCGCCGGCCAGGCCGGGGCCGTCCTCGGGGCCGAGCGGCGACGCGTCGAACGGGACGGGCTGGACAACGGGCGGCTCAACGGGATCCGGCTTGCTGAGCGTCACCGGGGTGCCGGGTGTCGGGGCGTCGGGCTCCAGGGAGGTGCCCTTGAGCTTCATGGCAATGCCGGCCTTGGACATGGCGTCCATGTCGGACCACTTGACGAGGTTCTGGCGGTCGACCAGGACCGGGTCGTCGCCGCCGTCGACGGGGGGTTCGCCGATCTCGTCGCGGACGCGGTTCAGGGTGTAGGAGCCGTTGCGCAGGCGGGTGTCGCGGATGTTCTCAACGGTCGTCGAGTCGCGGTAGTCGATCTCGGGGAATTCGAGGTGCCAGTCCTCGATGCCGAAGCCCTGCTGCAGCAGATGAAAGTTGATCTTCTCCAGGACGAGGGACTGCACCGGGATGATGGTGTTGATTCGCAGCGTTTTGTCCTGAGACTCCCCAGTGCCGCCGCCCAGGTTGCCGGACTCGATGATCCCCAGCTTGCCCGGCGGGACACCAAACGTGGCGATGATCTCGTCGCGCAGTTGCTTGCTGGCGGCCAGGTAGTCGGTGACCTTGCGCGGGTCCAGGACCTCGACCTTGCCGTCGCCGGTCGTGATCGTGGGGTTGCCGACCGCCTTCGGCCCCAGATTGAAGACCATGTACTGCTCGCGCCACCGCTGCACCTCAGTGTCGGACAGGTGCCCGAGGTCGACGTGGATCCGCGGCGGGTCGCCCCGGCGGAAACACTCCTTGATCGTCGCTTCGGTGAACAGCCACGCCGTCACCGGCAGCAGTGCCTTCTGCGTCGGACCCACCCCGTAGGAGCCACCCCGCGGCGCGTCCAGCGAGATGTGGATGACCTGCTCCGGAGTGAACTCGGCCGTCCGCGTGCCGCCCAGGCCGTCCACAACCTGGATGTACCCGGTGACCTCGCCGTGCGCGTCCGCGACGACCGTCATCGTCGTCGAGTCCAGGGTGTACAGCGCGACCGGCTCGCCCAGCAGCGTCACGATCTCGATGTACGCGTCCCCGAACAAGTTCAGGTCGATCACAGCGGACCGCAGGAGCTGCACCATGTCCTGGCGCGGGTTCACATACCGCATCAGGCGGCGCAGCCGTGTCACCTC